TGATTGCTAATTTTTCTTCTGCAATTCTAATTCTCTCACGAGCTTGGTCTTCATTGTTTTCTAATTTCATCTTCTCAATATCTAACTTCTCTTCAATTTCGTTTTCTTTTATATCCATATTCATCATACTCTCTTCAGACTTACGTTGTAAATCCATCGCTCTTAAATCTAGCTCTCTTTGTTTCAATGCAACTAGTGGATCTTGTTGTTGACCCATAGCTTCAGATTGTGCAAGCTCCATAGTTAACTGAGCCACTCTGTTTGCTATCATTGCGTTGATCTCAACCTGTGCTCCTTGCGGATCCGATTGTAATTTAACTTGCATCATAGGATCGTTAGCAATTGCAGCACCAACTTCTCCTTGAGCCTTCATTGAAACGTGTTCAGAGATGTGGGCTTGTAATGCAGTGTAAACTTGTGGGTTGATCTGTACCATTCGAGTGCTCATAAATGCTCTATGAGCGTTAATATGTGCATCATGGTCTTGATCTGCAAACGCTCTTAACGGTTTCATGTTTAATACGTCCATATTTTCTGTTGCAGGGTCTTTTGGTACTGGTCTTTCTTGAGGAATTAGTAACTGATCGATATCTTGAGTCCCTAATGCTTCATATACTCTTCGATATGCCTCTCTTAAGTTGTGCATCATCGGATTTGACATTGCAATCTTCAAATTCTCGTTAGCCAACGTTACTCTTTGCGCCATACTCATGATATTTGGGTCTGCAACTGGAATTACATCAACTCTATCGTCAAAATCAGTTTGTTTTACTGCTTGATCTGCACCGTATACTGAATATGGGTAGATAGGTGGTAAGTATGTTGCAAAAACTTTTGATAAAAGTCTAAATTCTCTTCTCATTGAGTAGTAACATCGCTTGTGAATAGCACTCATGACTCTCGAACCACGTTCCAATAGTGAAACAGTTGTACCAACAGCTCTATTCTGCATGTCATTACCGGTATCCATGTTAGTAATCGCTGCAAATTTCTGTCCTGCGTTAACAACAAAGCCCATTAGTTGGTATAATGTAGCTGATGGCTCCTTAAATGGTAAAATTTGAAACTGATCTTTGATATTTCCACCAGGTGCATCGACATCTCTAAACTCTCCTGGTTGAAACGGTTGGTCATCATCTCTAATTCTTATACCTCTAGACTTAAATCCTGCAGGTAAGTTAGATAATGTACCTGCATCTAGTAATTGTCTTAGAGATTGTGTAGCTGTTCTGCTTAATCCACCAATCATGTGAGTTAAACCAAAGCCATAAAAACCTAATCCTGGTAAAAATTTAAAATGTACAAAGTATTCTTTTCTTTTTTTGGCTTCATCATTAGGATCGTAGTTACGATAAATAGATAAAACTTCACCAGAGCCTTCATCGATGGTTACGATGTATGGAACTTTGACTTGTTTTTCTGGATTTTGCATTTCATATTCTTCTAAATTTAAATCGACATGCATTTCTAGTAACTGATAAGAATATTGTTTATCCGTTGAAGGAGTCACTCCTTCTAATTCTTGATATTTCTTTTCAATTTCCGTTGGTCCTTTAGCTGTAGGTTTTAATTCTACATCTCTATAAAATCCTGCTTGTTGTTTTTTAAGAATTTCATTCTCACCCATTTTCAATACATGAGTAATTCTTTCACAATCCATTAGATCGGTTGCATAATACGGTACGACTAAATCTTCTGCAGGTATAAATTTAGATACTGCTCTTTGTGCAACTTCATCATAATAAACTTTTTTAAATGCAGATCCTGCTAGTGCTAAATAAAATAACAACTGATCAAACTCTGGAGTATATTCTTCCATTTCTTCCGTGATCATGTAGTTCATAAAATCTTGAACCCGTTGAGCCTGGTTTATTTTTTCATTATCCTCAACTCCTAAAACTCTAGTTCTGACTGGTCCTTGTGATGGAAGTAATTCTTTATACGCCTGTGCTTGAAATTGTGTAACAGCTTCTGATAACAGTGGGTGAGTAACCGATGCAGACCCTTTGAATGGTCTTGTCATCTCTGTGTGTTTGATTCCAAGTAAATCTAAACTATTTGTATAACTTGATTCCCAATCCTTACGTGATACTCTATCCTTTTTATAATCGTCAAGCAACTGATTAGACATTCTTTGTAGAACATCTTCAGACATATCTTCGGCAATGTTTTTATAAAAATCTTCAACAGCATCAAACATCTCAGAAGGAGTAGGTTCCTTCTCCGCTGATTCAATTTCTACATCAACCTCTTCTGTCTCAGGAGTCTCAGACTCCATCTCAATTGCTTTTTCGATTTCGGCCATTAATAAATTTTAGTTTTTTTATTTCTACCTAATTTGCATTTAGCCATAACAGATCCCCCAGATTTAAACAAGGGTTTTTCGAATCTGAAACCAAATAATGATGGACCATCTGAAACTTTTTTCATTTTGCCACTCATTTTCGCTCTTCTCTCAATTTGTCTTTGGTTAGCTGCTTTGAATTTTTCAATATTAGATTCAGAAGGCATTTCTTTAACACCAAACATTTTAAACGGATTTGATGACTTTATTGTTTTTGCTTTAGTTGCAACTTTACCTGCTGCGTCTGAAGTCATTAACTTTCTAGCAGTCGCCATTTTATCATCACCTTTAAGTGTCTTTGCTCTAGCTAAAGCACTTGCAGATTTTCCGCCTCTGCCACTATCAACGTTCGCAGCTGCAGTTCCAGCTCCGCCCATTTTACTTAAAGCTGCTACACCTAATCCAAGTGCAAGAGCCTTCTTCATTCTTTTACTTATTTTTGCCATGGTTTTAATCTCCTAATAATATACGTATTTACGTTCCCTATAACTTTCCATCTCATCCTCGTCAGCATAAGTAGTTATAAATGAACCTTGCCGATATCTTAACATAGCTTGTGTCGTACTGTCTACATAATCGTCATGCTCACCATGAGGGAATGCTGCACATTCCTCAATAACTTCTTGAGCCCAATGTTCGTCTCGAGGAAAATAGACTTGTCCAGATTCGAAAATAGGTGCAGTAGCGTTGACCCGTGAGTGTTTGTCCTGGCCTCGTCCTGGAGTGTAATCCATTACCGGTATCCCCATTCGTCTAAATTCTTGTAATAAACTTTGACCACTGGCTTTCGCCTCAATGATCACGGTCTCTGGCTGCCAATATTTATATTGGTCTAATGCTACCATTTTTAATTCTGGAAAATCATATTTACCTTTAATCGCATCCAGTAACATAATTGCATCTGGCCCTGATTCGTGAGGCGTGAATATTCCCCACGTGGTGATCGCTGAATAGTCGGCAGTTTCTTTTTTAGAAAAAGCGGTGTCATAAGATTGTATGACATGTTTTAAAGTTGGAAAGTCCCCTGTCCACGGTTGCCACCATTCTCGTTTTAAAATCGCACCTTCCTCACTAGTTGGATTTTGCATATATTGCGCAGACCAGTTTCTAATGGAGATTGACGCTTTAACCTTTTCCAGTTCATCTAGCGCCCAATACTCAGGCCACACGGGTCTCGCTTCTTCGCCTTCTCCCAAAATAGCAGGGAAAGAAATTGTTTCCCACTTATCTGCCTTAGGTTCATTTTGTGATTTTATTAATCGACCTGTTAAATCATCTTGAGCCCATCTTGTCATTACAAGAACAATTGAGCCTCCTGGTTGTAAACGTTGTCTTGGTCCTGATAAGTACCAATCAAAAGTTCTCTCCATTGCTGAATCAGACATTGAGTCTTGTTCAGTATGTGGGTCATCGATAATAAGTAAGTCCGCCCCTCGTCCAGTGATTGAACCGCCTACCCCCGCTGCAAAGTATTCCCCACCTTGATTGGTCTCCCAACGTCCTTTTGCCTTACTATCTTCTCGTAGTCTAACATCTCCAAAGATTTGTTTATACTCTGCACTGTCAATTAAATTTCTTACCTTTGCACCGAACCTTCCAGAAAGTTCTGCGTTGTGTGACACCTGCATAATTTTCATCTTAGGAAACTTCCCTATCATCCAAGCAGGAAAATAGATTGAAGCAAATTCAGATTTAGTATGCCTAGGAGGCATATTTACAATGAGCCTTCCTTTTTTATTTTTAGATATCTTTGTAAACTCATGAGCAATATGTTGGTGATGACCCCACTTATCTGGATCTTTATCAGTACGGCAAATGAAATCTGGCCAAACAGTTTTTACAAAATATAAGAAGTTATCTTGGCATAATTTAATATGCTTAAGCCAGGTTCTTTCGAGCCTCTCTCGTAATTGATCGGTAGTTAATAATTCTGCTTTACTCATCTAGATTCAATATACACTTGGGTCCCCTAAAAATAAACCCCTGTATTCTACAGAGCAATACTACGTGTATTTGTCATACAAGTTTTAGTCAAAGTTAAGTAACATTATAAATTTTTTCGTGAAAAAAATTTATTTTTTGCCGTTTGATTTTTGGATTTTGTTTGGTACCTCTATCAAGTACCACGCCCCACGGATCCCGTGGGGCGTGTGTTGTTAGTGATTAGCTTTTTATCTCTTCTTGTATTAATTTGTCTATCTTATCGTATATTTTATTTTCTAAAACTTTTAATTCAGTTTCGGGGTTAAAGGTTTGAGAATAGACAACGTTGCCTTTTTCGATTTCCGACTGCCACCACGTGGCAGGCCTTTTAAAACAACTATAAATCGAATACTTAAAACCCTTAAAAGTTTTAGTTGATCCCATTTGAGTTTTAATAGTTTTAAAAGCGTCGGTCTCTTCATTGTTTTGTGTGGTCATGTTAAGCCCTCCCAATAGTTCTAATTGATAAGATAATGCCACCCATGGACAGGACTAACCCTGTCCATGGATCAATCGTAAATAGTACAATCACGCCTAAAAATGCGATCGTAAAACTAATTAAGATTAAAAGTATATAAAAAAATATATCCATTACTTAACTATTTTTGTTTTTAGTTCAACTGACTCGCCCTCAACTATAAAATCGTTGTATAGTTCGGGATGTTTATCTTTGAAGCTTTTAACATCAAATCGAGTTGTATTCTTTTTTGCGATCTCGATGTAATAAGCTTTTGATTTATACTTACTGATTACAGAGCCCCCGACTCGTTCAACTATTTCAATCGCCTCTTCTTTAACTGGCGTCCATAGTTTATTATATGATTTTCTTAAGTCGTTAGTCTCGCACGCTTGGAATAATTTCACATTTTCAACTGGTGAAATATTCTCGCTTTTTTTTATTTGTGTTTTCATTTTTTTACCTCTTTTGTTAAGTTGTTTTTTATGTTTAACACGTGTCCCATTATCATCATATTTGATAAGATGTAAAGAAAATAATTTATTTTTTTTTGAGATGCTACAGCCCCAGGTTGTAGGGCTGTAGTTTAGAATAGTTATAAACTAGAATTGAGTGATTAAGAATATTACAATTAAAAAGACCCACGGCACGGCAGCCTTGATCAAAAATTTTAAAAAGTCCTCAATCATGATGCGATCTTAATAAATGAATTTGTCTCGACTTTTTTGCCTAGGCCTTTGGCAACCAGGCCTACAATCACGCCCGAAGGGTCTTTAAATCTTAGGTCGTGTTTATCCCCATCGATAACGGGTCGACTCATCCATCTTGACGGCAACTTATCCTTAAAGACTACTGCAACGTTTGAATAGTATTTTGTCATGGCCTCGACTTGGTCCTGGTAATTGGTCCCTGAGTCACTGAAGGTAACATGATAATTTTTTTTGCCGTGATCAAGATAATTTAATACTTTGGTGTAATCATAAAATTGTACGTCAGGGTGAAG